AAGTATATGTTACAGAAGATATAAGCATCATGCCTGTTGATACTGTTGAAGATATTAACAGAGGAATTATTGATGTTTTTCAAATAGAAGAGGTTAATTATGACAATAACACGCAAGAGCAAACGATCTCAACAGATTTCCAAGAGCAAGAAATTGTCTTTGAAACAAGAGAAATCCAAGAAATTACAACAACAGAAACAACAAGAGAAAAAATTAACGAGGACACCTATGAAACAAACTTTGAAACAGGAACTACAGAGCAACCCATTCGAGAAAGCGATACAGTCGCATTGCGAGAAACAGAAGTTCAGGAAGAGCCAAGAAGAGAAGATGAGCCAGTATCAGAAAGAAACCAAAGAGAGTCTGATGAAGAGCCTAGACTTGAAACAAGTAACTCAGAAGAACAATCATCTAATGAGCCAGTTGCAGAAAGACCTGATGATAGCGAATCAGAGGGAAGAGCAGAGGAAACTGATACAGTCACAGAAGATAACCCACAGGAGCAAAATGAAGATGATACAGTTGTGGAAGAAAATGAAAGAACATCTAATACTGATGATGAGGCAGTTGCAGATAGTGGAAATACAGATCAAACAGAAAGTGAGGAGCTGGTTTCAGTAGAGGATATGATAAAAGAGGTAAATGCTACCATTACAAGGATTGATCTAAGATTAATTGCAACCCAGCAAATACTGGCTAAAGCAATGGTCAGCAACTTAAACATTGACAGCTATTACAAGTCAGATAATAATGTCTTTAATAAACGAAGATTTGATGGCGGTGAATTTTATGAAACGAGAAAATACATTGATGAAAGAAATTTGGTGGCTCAGAATGAGGGTACATATTTTGACCCTCTCAATGAGCATCAAGAAAAACTACAAGAAATTAATGATAAAATTAGGATTTTAGAGGGAAATTAATATGGGTGATCTAGGTATAAAAGAGTGGCTTGGCATTATAGGTTTACTATTTACTTTAGGTGGTCTTGCAGTTCAACAAGGCACTATACTTGAAAAAGTAGCTAAACTTGAGTCAAGAAGTATGCCTGATCTGAAACCCTTAAACGACCAGCTCAACAATGTGGATAAAAGAGTTGAGCTGATCGAACTTAAAGTCGAAAGATTAGACTTGAAAAGCTCCAATCCTTTATTTAAGTGATTCTCTTAACTTAGGATTAGTCAATTCATTTAAAAATTGTGACCTTGCTCCAATGGTTTCAACAGCAGACATTTTCTTTAAACAATTATCTAACTTATCATCTGTTATACCTGTTTCTACCATTGAAACTATATCCTTAAAAATATTTTTCAACGCATCTGTTTTTTGCTGATTGTTTCTATATTTTAATGTCTGTATTACTTCACTTATATTTACATCACTCATTTTTTTTATCTCCAAAAAATTATTAAACTAAATATGACTGCACAAGTACAAAACCCAAACAACCATATTATAAACTCGTACATCATCTCCAAGATTCTCCATGAACCCAAGCAACAATACATTTCCTTACGCCTGATTTAATTGGGTTGACTTTATGAGTATAGAAACTAGTAAAACCTATCAAATTAGTTTTACCTGTTCCTGAGTGCGCTACAAACTCATCTCCACCATGTTGAAAGACCAGTTCTCCACCAGTAAAATCATTATTAAGCAACCAGCTAATACTAATTTTTCTAGTAGAGGCTATGCCATCACTGATGTCAGAGTGCCAGTTATAATAATCGCCTTTCTTATACTCAAGATATTGAATATCACCTATGCTAGATATTTTGTAATTAAAAATAGAATTAAATCTTGTAGATTGAACTTTAATTTCAGTACCTACAATAGAGTCAATAGGTAATCTCCAACAGTCCACTGATCTAATTCCACCCTCTTTAGAATTAACCCTAGCCTCTGTTTTATCACCCATTTTTTTAAGCATTTCTGATTCAGGCACAATAGGAGCATGTCTTTGAATAATGCCATATTGAGGGTCTAAGCTCAGATCAGGTTTATGTTCTTCAAAATACTTATCTTTCATTGGGTGTATACTCATATCGTTTCTCATAAAAGTGTGGGTAGGATAAATCATGAAACCTACCCACTAAATGCACCATAGGGGGGTGCGAGGAAAAATCTAAAAAGGTATCTCTTCAGATGTTTTATTAACTAATACCTCATCTACTTTTTCTTTGAACTCCTGTACTTTTGCTGGAAGTTCAGTGTTCTTTTTCTCAGGTACACCATTCATTTCATTTTTAGTATGAAAGGAAAGGTTCATATTCCCTGTACTCCAATCAGTATCTTCACTCTTATAAGCATATACTTTCAATTCTTTATCATCAATAGTTATATTTCCCTCAAGAGCATATGTTTTTTCCACAGGTTTTCCAGTATTAAAATCTTTAGGCACAAACAAAGTACCTACTTCAGCATAAATTGGATAATAATTACTGGTTACTTGCTCACCCTGAGTCGTTGTTTTGGTGCTGGTAAACTGAGCCACAAGAAGTTTTTGACCATATTTAAGTCGTTGCACTTGCTGTTTGAGATCAGTTCTCTCCTGCTCAGGAAGATTATGTTTCCTTAGTTGAGATTCTAGCTCGTTTAAGGTCTTATTTTCTCCCTCTTGCTCAGGTTCTATAGGCTCAAAATTAATCTTACCTACCCTCATAAGAAGTTGATCTTCTTTAGGGTCTTGTAGTCTGCCATTTTCATATGTTATTTTTTTCATTATTCAAAACCTCTTGATGTTGATTTATTAGTTGTTTTATTTTCTCTGCCCTGTAATAGACTTTTTTGGTTTTCTTCTACTGCGCCAGTGCCATCATCATCTTCATTCTTCTCAGTTGGTAATGATAACAATGAAGAGAAAAGACTTCTTTTAGCATAAGTGTATGCAGACTGTTTAGCCCATATAGATTTATTCTCAGCGTATAAGGTTATCTCAGATGACACAGATTCCATAGTTTTAACATAAGTTATGGTAAGTCTAAACCTACATCTATCTCTATGCTCAGGGTCACTAGAGTTTGGTACTTCAGTACATTCACTCAATAGATCATGTTTAAGAAGTATGGGTTCACAAGTCTTAACAATTATATCTATTGGAATATATTTATTCTTGAAATGACCTTTTTTATCTTCACCAAACCCAGTTTCATGAATTTCTTTTCTAGCATTTAAAAGTGCTATTAGATGATGATTAGCCTTTTCTCCTTTCTTGATTAACTCCTTAATTGGAGTATCTTCTTTTATTTGATTGCTCATTTTATTTTATCTCCTATCTAACTATTTTTACATAGCATGGTTTAGTTTTTTTGTGACCACAAGAGCCACCTGCCTCTGCATCAGAAATAATATTACCTACATATAAGTAATAATTAATCGCTAACAAAGATACAAATATTCCTGTTAAAAGGGATTTTATGCTCATTATTGTAATCTCCTAGTCAATTTATATATAAATAACTCTTTATTGATATCATCTATAGGAGCATCTTTAAATATATCACTCCTGATAAACTCAACCATTAAATAGTCTGCCTTGTTTTGAACACCTAAGTCCTGTTGCATATGATATCTAGCATCAATGTCAATAGGATTTTCTTGGTGTTTTTCTAAGAATATTCTAAGTATTTTGTTGTTAAGAAAATCATCAATCCAATACTTATCATCTCCTAAAAAATTTTTGTAGTATGTTATAAAGTCTTTCATATCAATACTCGTTTATTATGTCAGACACAAACTGTCTAACTTGTCACCCATTATGAACCCATGAAAACTAATTGCAACCTTTAATTGACAATATGGGTCATATAAATTATGATTTCTCCAAGCATTGTTTCTAAAGGAATATGCAATAATTAACAATAAACAAAGGATTAATATGCACTTACGAGATTATCTTAATGTAAACAATAAGACATTAGCATCATTTAGTGATGATTGTGGTATACCCAAAACTACTATGTCTAAATATAAATATGGAACTAGAATACCAACAAAAGACAATATGGTTAAAATTTATCATGTTACTGAGGGTACTGTAGAGCCAAATGATTTCTACTTAAAATGAGTTTCACAGCGCTGAAATGGGCTAGTGAGCAGAACACTGGAAACTCTACCAGCAAACTACTGCTGATGATGTTATGTAATTATGCTGATGAGGAGAACACTTGTTTTCCAAGTCAAGATCATTTATCTACTTTATGTCATTGCAACAGGAGAACGATAAACACATACATTAAACAACTGGAGAAGAAGAAGTTTATAAAAATAAACAAGATCAGTAATGGTTTAAAAGTAAACAACATTTACACTATCAATATCTCCAATGAGAAAATATTGCACAATGGAATATCCAATGAGCAAAAAACAACACCCAATGAGCAAAAAACGACAGACCAATGTGCAAATATTGCTCAGTATACTAATATAACTAAACCTCAAAAAACAAGAGAGTTTAAGATTAGAGGTAAAAAAAATAGAAACTTTTTAGCAGGATAAAATATTATGAGCAAATCACCAGTACCAACTGCACCTAAACCAAAAAAAGATGCCAGTGGTAAATTAATTAAATCAACCAAGAATGTTTCACATGGAACATACAGATGTAAAAGAAAACCAAACTCAAAGAGGTGCAAACAAAAATGACAGATAAAAAAAACGAGCTAAAAATAGATGGGATTTACACAGCAAGAGATTTATATACAGATGTTATGGATTTATATGCTGGTAAGACATTCAAGCAATACAGTGTAGGTTTCAAAGACCTAGAACCTTATTTAAAGATATTAAAACCAAGTTTTAACATATTCACTGGAACACCAAACTCAGGCAAGAGTTCACTAACATTGGACATCATGATGAGATTAGCCAAAAGCGATAATATGAAGTTTTTGTTATTCTCTCCTGAGAGTGAGCTAGGTGTTAACCTACAGAGGGTTATAGAGAAATATCTGCACAAACCCTTTGCCTCAGTATTCCCAAACAGAGCCACAGAAAACGAAGTTGTAGAGGCACTGGCATTTATACAAGAACATTTCTTCTTTGTAGATAGAAAAGGTGGACTCCCTGATGTTGACTGGATTTTAGAAAGAGCCAAGTTTTGCGTAGACAACTACAGCATAGATGGATTGCTAATCGACCCATACAACGAGCTGAGTCCTATGAGAACCCTAAGAGAAGATGAGCATATCAGTATGCTAATCAGTAAGATCAAAAGATTTAACCGAGAAACTAACACCATAACATTCCTTGTAGCGCACCCAACCAAGCAGATCAGAAATGCAGAGGGCAAGTTTGAAGTCAAGAGTGCCTATGATATTAGTGGTGGAGCAATGTTCAACAATAAAGGAGATACCATAGCCATTGTTACAAGAGATTTTGAGAACCATGTAACACAAGTCAGGATATGTAAGGTCAGAGAAGATACCATACAAGGCTCTATTGGTGAGTGTACCCTTAAATTCAACCCTCAAACTAGATGTTATGAAGATACAGGGTTTATATATTAGCAAATACTAATGTAAATAATTGCAAATAATTGTAAATATATGTTGACCCATTATGGGTATATGTTAATATGTATATATGGAGTTGATAAAAACTCTTAAATATAACGAGAAACGAGGAAAATAATATGTATGACAAAAAAACTTTTAAAGTAATGATGGGTAGTGATGAGGATAACTGGTTGATTACTATTAATCATTACACTAACGAGGAATATTTAACTGAAAATGGCTCTCTTATTAATTTTAGAACAGAGGCAGAGGCTAAAATTTTTGTTAAAAAATTGAACGATATTGTAAATAGTACAAATCATAACAACAGATAAACAAATAATTAATGGTGTGGGTGTCACTTAAACCACCCAAAACAAAAAATTAACGAGAAACGAGGATAAAAACATGGAAAAAATCAGAACTACTTTAGATCAAGAAACTACTGATTGGATTGATTCTCATAGCAACAGAAGATTATTAGGTTGTCTTAACAATAAAGACAAGATTGGTATTTTGGGTATAATATCTTCTACTGATAAAAGATATAAAACTTATGCTAGAAACTTACTTGATGCAAGAAAAGAGTCAGGGTTTGATGATTCAGTTTGCATAAAACAATAAAATCAATTCTCCCTAAGAAGAAGAGTAGCCAAATGGTTGCTCTTTTTTTTTATTTACTGTATAAAAAGGATATATGCCTAAAATAGTAAACAAAGATGCAGAAAAGTCAGATATGGTAACTATGTTATCAGGTCTTGGCATAACTCATGAGCAGATATGTTCTGTACTTAAGATCAGTAAACCTACCCTGTATAAATACTATCAAGATGAGCTTAACACTGGCAAGGCAGAGGCTAATACTAAGGTTGCTCAGAATCTATTTAGAATGGCTACTGGTGAGGGTAGAGAGGCAGTAACAGCAAGTATATTTTGGCTAAAGACTCAGGCTAACTGGAAAGAAACGCAGACCATAGAGGTTAAAGATGCTACAGAAGAAAACCAACGATTCAAAGAATTGGCACAGAGAATTCGAGATCATAGGCTCTCAGAATCAGATAGCACTGAACTTGCTCATTGAATGGTGGGATAAAGCAAGAGATAAACAGATTATCTCAAAAGACCCTAAATACAATATACATCTAATCATTGCTGGTAGAGGATTTGGCAAGACTCTCAGTGGCAGTTATGACCTTATAGAATACTGTTTACTAAATGCTGGTGTAACTACAGCAGTAGTAGCGCCTACCTATGGAGATTTAAAGAGAGTAGTCTTTGCAGGTGAATCAGGATTAATAAAGATTATTCCACCTGAACTCTTATCAGATAAAGGCTACAACAAGTCAGACAGCACCATAACCTTTTACAATGGCTCAACGATTGTTGGCGTTCCTGCTGAGTCCTATGATCGACTTAGAGGACTAAACATCTCAAGAGCATGGTGTGATGAGTTAGCATCTTGGAACTACAGAGAGGCGTTTGATAACTTAATCATGGCGCTAAGAATAGGAGATAACCCTAAGTGCATAATAACCACTACACCAAGACCCATACCACTGATAAGAGAACTTGCAAAAAGAGATGATGTTGAGGTCATAAAAGGCTCTACCTTTGAGAATGTAGACAACTTGGCTCAGTCAACTGTTGAAATGTTTAAAGAAAGATACGAGGGTACTCGCATTGGCAGACAAGAAATCTATGGTGAGATTCTTGAAGATGTAGAGGGTGCGCTGTTTAATTATAAAGATATAGAACAGGCAAGGTTAAATTCCCACCCAACACTACAGAGAATAGTAGTTGCCATTGACCCTGCTGTAACTAGCAACAAAGACTCAGATGAAACTGGAATAATAGTTGCAGGTAGAGATGAGAATAATCACTTCTATATCCTTAATGATTCTAGTCAGATATCCAGTCCTGATATATGGGTCAAAACAGCTATAGATTTGTATAAAAGATATGAGTGCGATAGGATAGTAGCAGAGGTTAATAATGGTGGTGATCTAATTGAAAGACTTTTGCGTACACAAGATGAAACAATACCCTACACAAGCGTTAGAGCAAGTAGAGGTAAGATGGTTAGAGCAGAACCTATATCAGCACTTTATGAACAAGGTCGAGTACATCATATGAATGTATTTAAAGAATTAGAAGAACAAATGTGCCAATTCACTGGTATTAGTGTAAAATCACAACATGATGACAGAATTGATGCTTTAGTTTGGGCGTTATCATCTTTACAGAATAGTGGTAAAGCAGTATTTAGAATTAGTTGAGGACTACATGGGATTATTTGATATTTTTAAAAAGCAGAAGATGAGCAAAAAAGATGCTCCAAAGATAATGATTAACAAGTTAGATGCCTATGCAGGTAAGACTAACAAGACATACAAGTCTTATGCTAAAGAGGGATATCAAGACAATGCGATAGTACACAGATGCGTAAAACTAATAGCAGACTCATCAAGTGCTGTTAAGTTATGCGTATATCAAGGTGATGAGAAGTTAGAATCTCATGAGCTATTATCTTTATTAGAAAGACCTAATCCTCTACAAAGTGGAGTAGAATACTTTGCATCTTTGTATTCATATCTATTAATATCAGGAAACTCTTATTTACTTAGAGATTCTGAAAACTTTACACCACCAAAAGAATTATATCTATTAAGACCTGATCGTATGGAGATTAAGGCTAGTAACAGCATTATACCTGCTCAATACGATTATATTATCAATGGAATGGTTACTAACTCATATCCAGTAGATCAAACAACAGGTCAATCACAAATAAAGCAAATTAAACTATGGTCACCACTAGATGATTACTATGGGTTATCACCTTTAATGGCTAGTGCTTACAATGTAGATCAGCACAACTTAGCTGGACTGCACAATGTAGCGTTACTAAAGAATGGTTGTACGCCTAGTGGTATGTTGAAGTTCGAGCCAACAGATGAAACAGGCGCTAGTGCATCATTGACAGATGACCAAAGAGCAAGATTGTTAGAGGACTTAGAATTTAGATTTCAAGGCTCTCATAACTCAGGCAGACCTATGTTGTTAGAGGGCAACTTTGAATACAAGCAATTAGGACTAAACCCTAAAGATATGGACTTCTTAGAACTGCTAAACCTATCTGCAAGAGAGATAGCATTGGCGTTTGGCGTTCCAGCTCAGATGCTTGGAATACCTGAGGCTAATACATACAGCAACATGGAAACAGCTAAACTAGGTATGTATGAAGAAACCATTATACCTTTGCTCACAAGAGTAGAGTCTGATCTAAATGAATTCTTAACGCCTCTATACAATGAGGATATCCATATCAAATACGACTTAGACAGTATTCCTGCTATGGCAGAAAAGACCAAACAAGTGTATTTAGATGTAAGTCAGGCAGTAACAGCAGGTATTATTACTAGAAACGAGGCTAGGGAGAAACTAGGACTAGAACCTATTGATGGCGCTGATGAGTTATATATACCATCTAATCTATTCCCAATAGGTGAGAAAGATGATGATACTCCACTGGAAGATGATGATAACGAGAAACTCTATGATCTAGCCTATGGAACTAAAGCAAGGGTAGATGTTGATACCTTTACCACAGAAGAAGAGGCAGAAGAACGAGCAGAAGAGATAGGTTGTCAGGGCATACACTCTCATGATAGAGATGGTCAAACAGTTTACATGCCTTGCAAGACCCATAGAGAATATGAATCATTACTAGCAGATGGTAAAGCATTAAGCGATATTGATACAAAACCAACTGATAGCATGGCATCAGAGGCTCAGAGAGGCTTAAATTGGCGTAAAGAGTTTAATAGAGGTGGAACATCAGTAGGTGTTGCACGAGCTAATCAACTCGTTAATAAAGAATCCTTATCAGTAGATACTGTTTTAAGAATGTATAGTTTCTTTTCAAGACATGAAGTCGATAAACAAGGACAAGGGTTTAATCAAGGAGAGAAAGGTTATCCATCAGCAGGTAGAATCGCATGGGCGCTGTGGGGTGGAGATGCAGGATTTAGCTGGTCTACTAAGAAAAGGAATCAGATTGAAAGAGAAAGAAATAAGAATATAGACCTTGAGCTGGAAGAAAAGGTTGCTGGAGTGACAGGCTCTACTCTAAAAGCATTAGAGGATAAAGTAGAAGAACACAATAAAAAGCATGGAGATAAAAAGGGAAAGAAAGTGACTGTGGGTATGTTGGCTCGTGTATTTAAGAGAGGCATAGGCGCTTATAGAACTAACCCTCAATCTGTCAGACCATCAGTTAGACAGCAAGGTGGCGAGGATAGATGGGCGTTTGCTAGAGTTAATGCTTTTTTATCTGCTGTGAGAACAGGTAAATTTTCAGGTGGCAAGTTTGACTTAGACTTATTGCCAAGTGGACACCCTTTATCTTCTAAAGACTAAGAAAGTTATAATGAAGTCCAAAACATTGGCAGAGAAGAAACATATGCAAAAAGTTGCAGAATTAGGTTGTATTGCGTGTAGAAAGCTGGGTCACTATGATACACCAGCAGAACTTCATCATATTTCAAGTGGAGCTATGGGAAAACGATCAAGTCATTTCAATGTAATTCCACTCTGTCCATATCATCACAGAACATCAAAAGAATCGTATCATCAGAATCCTTTATGGTTCACTCAAACCTTTGGCACTCAGACTGAACTCTTAAATGAAACACTGCAATGGCTAAAGTAAAGATAGATAAACGCAAGTATTACAGAGAATCATTAAGATTATACGCTAAGTTAAGTGGTAATCTCACTAGAACCCTAGATAAGTTATTCAAACAACAAAGAATCTTAGCCAGTAAAAGATATGCTCAGAATGAGATTATAACTGATTCATTTTACCTAGAACTGGCAACTAAACTGCACAAGGTCTTTACTAGAAATGTTAAGCAAGTATTTGACAATTCTAAAGAGATGACTGAGAGAATGAGGCAGATCAAGGCTACAGATGAAGAGGCATTGGAGCTATATGGCGCAACTATTGGTGAAAATGTAACTCAGGTCACTCAAACAACTAAGAAACTAGTAGAGGCAAGTATTGTAAGTTCTTTAAATGATGGTCTAGGCACAGAAGATACTGCAAAAAGATTAGAAAAGTCCTCTGCCTTTTCTAGGAAAAGAGCAAGAGTTATTGCTAGAACTGAAACCCACCAAGCAATGAACTATGCTAACAACAACATAGCTAAGAGAATGAACCTGAAGAAACCTATCAAAGAATGGGCTAGTGCTGTAGATGAAAGGACTAGAAACTGGCATAGGAGTATGAATGGCACTAAAGTTGGCATCAATGATAAGTTTATGGTACTAACGCCTACTGCTGGTGGTGGCGTATCAGAAAGGTTTATGGATTACACTGGCGACCCTAATGGTGGCGCTAGTAATGTTATCCAGTGCAGGTGTTTTACATTGTATTACGATCAAGATGATGATGTGATAGCAGGTACAGATAGAAAACCTAGAAAACCTAGAAAACCTAAAGTTAAACCTGTAGTCAAACCACCTGCTAAAATCAATGAAACATCATTAGCTAATCCTATTCAAGCATCTGCTATTGTTGTTAATAAAACCAAAAAAGAACTAAAAGCAGACATAAAAGCATTATCGACAGAGGGAACTAAAACTCCTGAGAAATACTTAAGAGATCAATACAGAGGCAGTAGAAATAGAGGTGAGGCATATTATGATGACTGGAATGAAGAAGAACTAACTAAAGTAAGTATTCTTTTAAAAGAGGCTAATGATTTAGCTGATCTCCATAAACTGCCAAGACTACAAGGAACAATGGGTGTAGGTAGATCAAGAGCAAATGCCATGATGGGTGATGGTATTTTATATTTTAACAAAAATGTTTTTGGTTTAAATAGAAGAGTAAGTATTACTTCAAGAATGGAAAAAAAAATAGATTTCAAACTAGGTAAAACCAAACTTGAGCAAGAGGTTGTAGGTAAAAAATTCCCAGTAACTACAAAAGCAAGTATGAAGAATTCAGATAATCAAATGTGGAGTGTTAGGGAATATTATTTTAAAGAGAGAAAAATAACCAGTAAAACCAAAATTACTAATGATTTAAGAAAAGATATATTATTTCAAGGTAATAGAAGTACTGTATATCATGAAATGGGTCATCATATTCACCAACAATTAAGATATAGTGCTGGTTCAACAGAGAATATTGAGTCGTTATTAGGCTCTTATTTTGCTAAAGCATCAAGAAAAGATAAAATATTACTTAAAGAAACCAACACAACAAAATTATTTCCTAGTCAATATTCAACCACAAATTCAAAAGAATGGTTTGCAGAGAACTTTTCTTTATATCATCAAAAGGGTCTTAGAAAATATTGTAGTGAGGATTTCATAGAATTTTATGAAAAAGAGGTTTTGACTAGAACTTAAATTCCTCTTAAAAAACTTCTATTTTTTGACTTAATATCAGCAGACCTTATTTGCATACCCTCTACCAACCAACCTAGCTGTTCTTGTTGATCTTGAGTATATTTATTAGATATGGGTATATCCATAAAGGTATTATAATCTTGCACAGTAAGGACATCTTTATCCAAGATTTTATTCATTTCATCAAATACTTCTTCAAATTTTCTCATAGTTCTAGCTCAATATTTTGTATTCTCACTCCTTTTTTTATAGCTGAAAAGACTATATTGTCAAATTTATCAACCATATCATCAGGTAATCCAGCAGAAATCATAGACTTAGATATCAAGTCTGCATCTGTGCCTTTCCCAAACTTGTCAACATAAGCATTAAAGGACTTACGAGCCTCTATCGGTAAATATACAAATTTTCTCATAATACTGGGATATTAACACAAAAATACCTCAAAATGTGCATCTTTTTTCATAAATATGCTTGACTGATACCCAATATGGGTTATAATGGTTACATAAGTTAATAATGACTTAGGTAAACAAAGAGGAAAATATGGAAAAAAAATTTGTGGTAATGTTAGAAAATAATAGTGTAGAAACAATATTAGCAACTAATAAAGTAGATGCTAAATTAAAAGCAGAAAAAGTGTATGAGGGTGTAGTATTTGTATCTGAACTTACAGAATAAACTAATAACAATGAATGGTGTGGGTATCACCTAAACTACCCAGCAATTAACAAAATAAACGAGGAAAATAAAATGGCAAGTAAATCAAAAGTATATCATTTAGATGTTGATGTGGTAGTTAGAGTTCAGGTCGAAGTCAATGCACACAACAAAAAAGAGGCAAAAGAAAAAGCAGTAGAAGTTGCAAGAGATACTTATTTCAACGAGTTCGTAAGTGCTAAAGCAGATAAAAACGAATGGATAGAATGTGTAGGT